TGTAACAGGGTCTAAATGGTTTACAATATAGTGCTGTACATCTGTTAGTGATGTCTTTTTGGTAGTACCCGTTTGCACTAAAGGTATATCTTCGCTACCTGTAATGTTAGCTGCTGTTATTGCTGTTAATTGTGATATTTTTTTATCAGCCATTATTGATATAATTTACTGTTATCTTCTTGTATGAATTTTTCTCCTTCTTCTGTATATAGAAAAAACAAACTTCTTGTAATATTGCCTATCCCTTGTGCTTGGAAACTTCCATCACAACACTTTCTGCTGTATGTTCCGTCAGGGCATAAACAACCTCTTTTTCCGTTTTTAGGGCTTGGTGCGTATTGTTCGTAATCTCTCATTTAATAGGAACGCAATTAGGTACACGTCTACCGTTTTTCATTTTAAACCCTATCATCTCATATCCTGCTTGACAAGGCTTCTTTAAATCAGCCTCTAACAAGTCTAATTCTCTTAACTTACTACCTGCCCATCTAAGTCCTGCTTTACCACCCCACAATAAGTAAGAAATAGTACCACAGGCTTCGCTGTTTCCTTCATCGTAATATTCTTGCGCCCTACTTAGGTAGCTGAACATTCTCTTGATAGTTTCCACAGTTACAGGTTTCTTTTGTGCAAGTTGTTTCGCACGGACTTTTCCTACTTGTGTTGCGCATTTGTTGTTTACTTTTTCGTTTAATTCTATTCCTCTTTTTGCATTGTTGCTTACCGCATCAGGATAGTCTGTATAAGATTCTAGTTCTTCTCCTGATAGTATCATTTTAAGTTCTTCGACAAGAAAATCTTCTTCCGCTTGTTCCCAAGCTGATAGGTTGTTAGGCTCGTTTGGTCTTTCTAACTTGTCAGCAAAATAGCCCTCAATGCTAAATCCTTTTACTTTTCCTGTCTTGACGTAGTTTTCCCAAACATCATCGTTTAGGACTTTCATTGATAACATCCAAGTACCTAATGGCATATCCATACCATAAAACCTAGACTTGTCTTTGTCTTTATCTTCTACAATCCAAGACTCAACCGCTACTAAGCCCTCTAAAGGCATTTGGTGTTCTAGGGTTGATTTATTATGGTTGCCACGAATAAAAAACAACTCACTTGCTTTGCGTACTGTATCTCTTGAAAAATATATGTAGTATTCGTTATCTTCGTTTCTTCTGTAAATAGGTTTGTTGGGAATAAGAGCAGCACCCATCAGGATACGCTTCTCTTTGTTCACTTCTGCAAACTTAAACTCTTGGTTTTTTAATGCTACGAAGTCTTCTTCAATTGCAGGGTTCTCTACGATAGATACCGCTTCAATTCCCGAAACATCATCATTTTCATCTATAAAAAGTTCTATAATGTCCATATATGTACAATAATATTTAAGGTTTTTTGTTATCCTATTGATGCGCTTTCTACAATATTTCTGTCTAGTGCTTGTGCGTTTGTTACTTCATTACTTACAACAAAGGCTTTTACAGGTTGTTGTTCTTTTTCCCCTATTGCTTGTGCTAATTGATTTTCAGGTGCTGCACCTACTACATTAAATGCAGGTGCTTGTGAAGCAACTTGTGTTCTTGGTGCTGATATTCCACCGCCACCCGATACGCCAAACTTAGAAGTAGAACTTTTAGCTGCACCTACCGCTGACTTAATAGAAGCAAAGATACCTGCTGCTTGAGCTGCAAACCCAATAATTAAAGGTATGTTGGCAGGAAATGGTGCTGCAGAAGCTGACTTCATAGAACCTGCTGATGCATCAACTGCTGCCTCCGCTGCTTTTCCTGTTATTTTTGCAAGTGTAGCTTTTGCGTTTGCTATTTGTTCTTTTACTAACATTGCTTGTTTTGCAATAAATACCGCTTTACCTATTGCTGATTCTTGCCCTGCTGCATCTACAATAGCATCAAGGTTGTCTTTAATGCCTTGTCTTTCTTCCTCTCTTTGTTCTTTTTTCTTTTCAAAATTTTCATCTTCTAAATCCTTTCTTTCACGTTCAAGTGAATTTATGTTCATTAATTGCTCTGACCTAAACCCTTCTATTTGTGCTAAGATACCTTCACGTTCTGCACGTGCTTCAAGTAATGCTATTTGATTTTCATCGTTCTTGTTTTTGTCGTACTGTGCTTGTGCTGCTGCTATTACTGCATCTGCATTAGCCAACATTAACCTTTCTTGTTCGTTTAGTACTTCTGCAAGTTTGTTGTTAGCTTCAATACGCTCATCAATAGTCTTGCTTTCATCATCTCTGATTTGACGTAACTTTTCAGCCTCCCTATCCTTTTGCTCTAAGATGATTCTATTTTGTGCAATACTAAGTTCTGCTGTTTTTTGTAACTCTACATTTTCCTTTGCAGCTTGGAAAGTGCTTTTTGCGTATTCAGTTACAGACTTAGTTACACTTTTTACAGTTTCAACTGTTTTATCAAAACTATCATCTACACCTGTAACAACATCCACCAACTGTTTACCTGCTTCTCTAGCAGTATCTGCTGCCCCTGCAAAATCACCCTTAAAGAATTTAAGTGCTGCTTGACCGAATAAACCAAGTGCTTCTACACCTTCACGTATTCTAACTATAAAGCCTTCTACTAATGCTTTTCTAAAATCAAAAATAGCTTGTACAGGGTCGCTAAAAATACCCTTGAAGTAGTCTATAACAGTTCCTACGTTTCTATCCAAGAAATTGAATAGGTCATTAAAGGCTAAAGATAGACCCTCTGTTGCAATAGCAAATGCATCTGCAACCTTTTGGTTAGACTGAAATGTTTCTTTAAGTAAATCAAACGCTTTAGATATAGCTGCAATACCTAAACCACCCTTAAATAAAGTAGAAATAGTGCCAAGTATCTTGTTGGTTTTCTTTGTTTCTTTACCTGCATTTTTTAAGCTATCTTCTAATCCCTCAACTTTCTTTGTTAGTGCCTGTATCTGTTGTACAGCATCTTTAGCGATAGCTTCTATTTCGATTGTTTTCTTTATCGACATAACTCCGTTTTAAATTGTTTGTACGCTTCTTTTACTGATTCGGGATATTTATTTTTACCTAACGCAATATGTGTATATTGTCCTATTTCTTTTTCCCTTTTTGCTATTTCTAGCATTTCTATAATATTTTCTATCATTATATACTTAATGTGCCTGTATCTGCTGTTATGGTTGTAATATCGGCTGTTACAAAATCTGTATTAACTGACCTAGCAAGGTCTGTATCATTTACAGGAATATCGAAATCAGAAACTTCATTGATTAGTTCCAAATCACTTAACCCTGTTTCAAAGTTTGTCTTTAAACTATTTATCTTATACAAGTTGTTAAATACTACTATCTTATCCTGTAACTTTAGATTGAGTATCACCTTTAATGGTAAATAAGCCTTAAACTTGCTTAATCGTCTATTTATATTAAAAGTATCTACAATGTATTTTTTATAAAACGTATTAAATAAACTGTCTTTAAATATCTTACCCGTATATTCGTTTAGTTCAGCATTAAAGTTTATACTTTGTGATTCTGAAATTGGGTCGACTGAATTGCTAGGTATATGATAACTTGAAGTTGCCTCTTTGGTAGATGCAGTTTTTCTAACAGATATTGGTGTTCCTCCTGAAATTAAATGTGGATAAAACAACAATGGTTTTCCTAAATAAGAGTCTTGTTTGTCATCTACCGACCAACCCCATTGCACTGAAGTGTTTGCGTTATTGTCTCCTGCATCTAGTAACCTTTCAAATTTATGATGCTCAAATGGTAGTGTAATTTTATATGTACTACCTTCATAAATACCTTTATTGTCAAAGTGTGAAGTACCCCATTCAAGGTTGTTTAGTTCTTTGTGCTTTTTTGCAAAGAAACTGTCCGAACCTTTGTACTCTAATGTAATTTCGCTATAAGGCATAATAGCGTTTACTTCGCTAGTTGTTTTATCTAAGTACTTTGTTATATCGTATGATTGTGTACTGCTATCATAAAAGCTATCTAACGTTCTTACTATTATTGTATCTTCTTCTTGGTACGCTGTAAGGTTAAACATCTTAAATAACCCTGTAAGGAAGTCCATTACTTTTATTTCAGGAACTTGACTTGTTGTAATAATTTGTATATCTGTTCCTGTTGTTAAACTTGCAGTAGCTTGTGCTTGGTCTGAATTAGTTATCTTAATACCAAGAGCATAACTTATTCTAGTATGTTTAATTTGAAGTGTTGCCGAAAAGGTTGCACTATCTTCTGTTAGTAAGTGAACGGTGTAATGGTCTGTTCCGCTTTCAAAAACAAAATCATTACTAAACCCTACAAAAGACTTTGAACCTGTATTGCCATCTTCTCTAAAATACGTTTCACCATTCTTTTTAATTATAAAGTCATAATTTACGGTTGAAGCTACATCTATTTTTACATTGATTCTTCTTTCTACTCTATTATCGTGGTTTATGTTTTTAAATCCGAATCTTGTAAATGTTTCCGCTGCTCTCCTATGTGAAAAAGTTATATTTGAAAAGTTGTTGAACTGTACTTCTCTTTTAGTTTCGTTTTCTTCTAATATGCCACCTTTCTTGCGGTGCATCCACATATATAAATTATAAAACGTTTCGTTTGTTTTATTAAAGAAGTCATCACTAAATTTAAGGTTGTACTCCCTTTCTATTGCTCTAATAATAGCGTAAACCCTTAATGCAGGTTTTAGTTCTTCATAGTAAACACCTTTTGCTGTACTTCCATTGTGTAAGTTTCCCGAAAGTGCTTCATCTTCTGCACTATTGTAATACAACCTTTGTGTGTGTGTAATTAATGGTACTAATATTGCGCCCGTAAATATTTCCCCATTTGTGAAAATGGTTCTTGCGGATTGCATCAGATTTATTATAGATTGAGCATCGTATTGAATATTAAATTCAGTTAGCAAAGAAAGGTTGTCTAACTTATCTTCACCTATTACGTCTTTTAAATTTACCGCTTTGCCGAAAAAAGTAAGCCTATAATTTACAGGCTGATTGTTTGACATTTGCACCCCCTCTAATTTAACCTTACCTTTCTTAAATGGCTTATAGTTAATTAGTAGTTCAGAATCCTTTTTGTTTCTTGCATCAAATCCTACTATGTCAGCATTGTAAAAGTGCTTAAATATCTTGTTGTTTGTTTTAGATGCAGGTACATTAAACGTTTGTGTAAAGTCGGTAAATATCTTTTGTATATCCTTTACGTTTTGTAACGTCTGTGTTAAGGTAATACTTTCGTTGTCGTGCAACTCTACTTGTTCGCCTTCTATGTATAATTGTAGCTCTAACATTAGCGTACATTGTTTATCTTGTTAAATGCAAAATCGAATCCTACCGTGTGATTTATTAGCTTGTCGTTTAAACTTGTTTTAAAGGTCATAGATTTGCTTTTAGGAATAATAGGTAGTGTTTGTCCATTCCATCTTATCCAAGCATTCTCTGACAAGAAAAGTTCTTCTATTGCACTATTAAAGTCTTCCTTAACAAATCCTGTATTAAGTGATATTGATGTAACAGCGTTTACATTATATCTTTGTCTTTGACCGTCGTAGGTGTTATAATCTACCGCTGATGCATTGATATTATTACGCTTGTATATTTCATCTTCAACGTTAAAACTTTCCGTTGTCTTTTTAAAGAAATATAAATCTTGATAAGCCCCGTATTTATTTACAAACGTTACCTTATAGGGTGTAAATTTAGGCTCACATATATTGTTTACTGTAACCGTCTTTAGAAGCGTAGCATCATCCGTATCGTAAACTTGTATTGTAGAACTGTCAGCAGGAATAGTAATGTACTGTATTTTTTGATTACTGTTTCCGTTGTCTGTTATTTCTGTATCAACGCTATCTATTGTAACCTTGCCAACACCCTCTGCAAATATTGGGAACTTACCTTCAGTGCTTTCGGGTAGGTATATATTATTTGTCGTTAAAAGTGCGTTAGTAGATAACTGTGGGTTTATATCATCCTCAAATTCCCCAAATCCATCAAACGCTAAATAGTTTGTTATAGTAGTTGATTCGCTTTCGTATAAAACACCCGTTGCTTCTTCAAAGTGTCTTGCCACAATTGTTACCCAAATGGTCGTGCTATTGTAATCATCGTTAAATGTTACATCTAGGTAATCACGAACTAATTGCGCTACTTCAAGAACAATATTACTTTGAATAGAGATTCTATCCTTAGATAATGTGTATTTTAAATCTCCATTACTATATGAGCCTACTGTACCCGTATATATATATATTTCTAAATCTACTTTTTGTAATGCCATATCTTTTTTTTATATAAGTGTAAAATCCCCTTCACTTGAAACCGTACAATTATCTTGTGCCACTTGTTGAACAACACCAAAGTCATCAATTCGTATAACGTTAAATGTTGCACCTATGTTACCCACTAAGCCTGTTATTGAGTCGCTAACACCGAACCACTTTTGACCCCCTGCAAATGGACTACCATTAAAACATAATATTTTCCCAATCCAATCAGAAAGATTAGAAAATGATATACCTGCACCTACAAGTTGCACTCTAGTTTCGTGGGTTAGTCCACAAAATCCATCAGAAGTAGATTGACCATTTTGGGTTATATATACGTTTATTCCTGTTCCACAAGGGTTATCGTCAGGTGGTTGTGTGGTGTTAAACTCACAAGGTCCAATGTTTGCACCCCCTGAATTACTATAACCTGTCGAAGGTGGCTGAATGGTTAAATAAATAATTCTTGCTGTATTAGTACTAACAGGGTCAAATTGTTGTGGTGTCCAACTAACTAACGTACCGTGTGATATTGTCGGTGGTGCTATATTACCGCTTGGACTTATAAACCCTCCCTGAAAAGGCTTTGCATCATCACAACCAAAAGTAGGTAATCCCGTATCATTTGTTTGACTATAATCCACGTTACAGTTAATAGTAGCACCTACTGAATAATTACTGTATCCCTGTGGTATATATATTTCGTATGTTATTGTTTTTGTTACAGGGCTTCCTCCTGTATTAGCACCTACGTTATAAGGCAACGTTAAAGCACTACTATTGTATCTTATTTCTTTGATGCCTCCACTTATTAAAATTTGCGATAAGTGTAAAGTACCGTCTTGGTCTATTCCTCCCGTTGTAGGGTTAATTAAACCTGCCGTATCGCAATCGTATGCTTCGGTACAAGGTGTGCTAAATGTAAAAGCGTTTGATACATCAGTACAAGTATCATTTGCATTTTTTGCAACTACTCTAAACGTGGCACTCAAACAGTTTACATTGCTACTTATTGTGAGTGTGTCTCCTGAAACGCTATGTGCTATCCCTGCATCTCCCTGTCTATTGACTGAGTAACTACTTATAGCTGCACCACTTCCTGCGGTAAAGTAAGTTGTTAAATCTATTGTGGTACTTGTGCTATCTGTAACATTTGGTATTGTACCTGAAAAGGTTGGACAATTAGTGTTTTGTGCAGGGTCTTCTTGGGCTGTTTGACTTGGTTGGTCTGCTGTAACACTACAAATAAAAGTACCATCCGAAGCGTTAGTATATCCACTTGGTATCTGTAATGTATATGATACGGTTCTACTTATAGGGCTACCTGTGGTGTTTTCTGCAAAACTTGTGTCTGTTTGGTCAATTATTGTACCGTGTCTAGGTGAAGGAACTGTTATAAGACCTGCACTCGATACTGCGAAGTTTTGTAAGTCTGCTGTATTACAGTCGTATGCACCTAAAGCAGGTGTAGGTTCTACAAACTCTAAAAAGAATGGACTACGTGCGTTTATTTTTGTACTCATTTTTTAAGTGTAAATTCTAATAATTCTTCTATGTCTAAACCGTATGCTTCTATAATTTCATCGGGTAACTTTTTAAACCCTTGCTCAAATGGCTTTGTAAAAAACAGACTCGGTTTAATACCTTTCTCAAATATGCTTCTTTGTATCAAAAACGACATACTTTGATAAGACATAAACTTTCCTTTCTTATCCCTAAATTGGAATCTTCGTTTGCTTATCCATTCTTCTAGTGTTTTGCGTGGTGGTCTTTTAGAGGTGTAACTAAATGGTGTGTTGTACTTCTTCTTCGTACCGCTCACACCTTTGTCCTGATACACCCCATAATCTTCCATACTAAAAGATAAACTAAAACTATTAGGATTAACTTTAACCTCTCCATCAATACTTTTATATAGTTTACCATTTACGTTCTTTCTACCCTTGCTTAATCTACTACGTGATTGCTGTATCACAAACTTCTTGAAGTTGTTTAGTGCTTGATATGTATATCCTTTCGTTAACATATAGTCATATCGTTTTCTACTACTACGTCAAAAGTAGCTACCCATCCCGCTAACTTGTTTTCAAATCTATCTACAAATGGCTCACAACCTACTGCACCAATTACTTGATACTTGTCTGTATATACATCACCTCTTTGTAAGATTGATATTAGTCTATTTAGTATTGCTAATTGTGTATTAAGTACGTCTTGCTCGTTATCGTTTCCTACAAAATCATCTTCTGTTTCTTCTTTCGATTCATCTACCACATCCATTGCAAGAACGCTAATATTAAATGTAAGCGTATTGTTTGCTACATTACAATTATTCACAATGATGTGAGACAAAGGAAATATAGTTTGTTTGTTTAAATCCACGTCATCAAGACTTCCATAAGTAACCGTGTTTACAAATGGCTCTGCACTTAGCGTGTCCTTTATCTTATCTGTTACATTGTAGAAACCTGTCATCTTTGGTGTCTTTTAATTTGTTGTCTTTCTAATTCTATTTTTTCCTTTTCAAATGCTAAATACAATAGGCATTCGTGCATTCCTAATTTAGTGATATTTTCAAACTTGGTAACATCTCCCTTAGCGATTCCATAGATGCTTTGATACCATCCCCATTTTTTTCCAAATGTTGAAGCTGTTGAGTAGTCATTTCCTTGCCCAACTGATTCTCCAAATAGTTCAGGGTAGTTTTCAGCAACTCGTTGTTTAAACGATAAAAAAAAACCATACACCCCATTACGACATCTAAAGGTATCTTCTTCATTTGCTCTGACTTATCAATACCACTGTATTCTTCTATTTGATACCTTGTATCTTTCTTTAATGTAATAGGTCTATAAAGAACCGCCATCGCCTTGTGCATCGTTTCCCAATCGGAGAAGTTTTCGTCTAGGTCTATGTACTCCCCTAAACTCATATCATCTAATACAGGTATAAACCCGTACTCAATGCCACCCATTTTAAATGTTGGTATTAATTCTTGATTTGCTTCAAACAAGCTGTTTATATCGTTTAGAATGTCTTTAACGTAGCTAAACTTAATCTTTGCAATATCCTTTAATTCTAAGTTACAAAACACCTCAACGGTCTTGTGCATTAAGAAACTACTGTCTCTGTTTTCTTCCGTATTAATCTTCGCAAACTTTTGGTATTGCTCTAACGTTATATCAGATAAACTGCTTGGAACTAATATATCAACTTTCATATTATAACAATAAATAAATGTGGAATATGTATAAAATGAAAAAAGGTATCATCTCTGATACCCTCTTTCGCATTACTAACTAAACAAAATAAAAATGAAAAATGTAAATCTTTTTCTAATTTACAAAATTTTTAAACATATACAAATACATTTCATTTATTTTTAAACTTAATTTTTCGCTGTTTTGCTCGTACGAATCTTCACCCATCTTCAACTGACCTTGTAAATCCATTTGCAATTGAACAGGGTAAGGCTTCTTCGACCATCCACGCCCCATAGGAACTTGTATAACATAGAAACCTTTATCAAAACAACTAGACATTACTTTGTCTCTTATCTTGTGGTCTAAGTTCATTTGTTCTAGTGTTACAGTTTCCATAAATAAGAAATTAAATACATAACGCCCCACATTGATGCGTACATAAAAGCCATCGCAAAAGGAACTTGCCATAGTGCTTTCTTAATTGCGTTCTTGTTTTCTTGTGCGGTTAGTTGTTTAACTATCCTGTACTCGGTTGTTTCTTGAATTTTCATAATTGTTGTTTTAAATTAAATATGCTTCAAAGCATTGTCCTGAACAGAAGTTTTTGTCTGTCGGTAGCCCACAAGTCGGGCAGGGTTCATCGGTGTCACCAATTCTTTCTAAATAACTTTCGTACTCGTTTACTAAATAATCCATATTGTTTGTTTTAATAATGCTAATATATAAACATTTTATTAATAAACAAAATATTGTCCTTTATTCGGATTCTCTAGTTGGTCTGTTAGTGCATATCTCATCGCATCAATACAGTCAGGGTGTTCTCCCGTTGGTTTCTGTAACGTATTACCCTCTTTGTCCTTTGCCCATATATATCCCTGCAATTCACGTTTTAGATTCTTACTTCTTGATGTAACGTATATTTCGTTTTGGTTTATTAGGTTGATTCCATATACTACTGAATCCCTACCCTTAGAACAAGGGAATACGTTATGTCCATATCCCTGTAATTCTGATATAGATTTCGGTTCGGCTGAATCTGCTGTGATGTTTTCTCTTATGTTATTTGATTGTAAGAACCTACTTATATCCCTATTAAGCATTCCTTTCTTACAAAGCACCTCATCTGCTATATATGCGTTATTCCACTTGTATATTGCTATTAACGTTGTAGGGTCAACGGAATATCCAAAGTCCATCCCATACCCAAGCAAACGTGCCTCATCAGGTATTGTGTCTATTTCTTTCCAATCAGGAATACATACACCTTCTAAACTACCTATCTCTCCTAATCCATATACTCTCCACCAATTTGCCCAATAAGTAGAAGTCTTTGCTTTTACCTTTGCCTTTTCTATTTCGTTTACTATTGTCGAGGGTAGACTGTCGTTATCCTTATATGTTAGTGTTATGAAGTCGGTATCATCTTTTCCTACCAATTCCTTATCAACCCAAAATAAAGCAGCAGGGTTATAGTCTAACCAAATGTTCCCACTCGTTCTTACTACTAATTGTTGGTAAGCATCAAAGGGTACGTTATTACACTCATTGATATATAAGTCTGTTCTTCTTGCACCTCTTAGTTTATCAGGTTGGTCTGTACTAAAGAACTCTATATAACTCCCATTCGTAAACGTGTATTTTAAGGTGCTTTTATTTAGTTGGCTATCCTTATACCTATTAAGACCCTTTAAGATGTTTAAGAAGTCCTTATAAGCACCTCTACGCAAGTGTGGGATGCTTTCACTTACTACGGATATTTCTTTACCCTCGTTTCTGATGGCATAATCAATAAGAATAAGCAAGATGCAAATAGTCTTTCCTGCTGATGTTCCACCTCGTACAATCTTAACTCTATTGTCAAGGTTTCTAAGTTTGGTAAGTGCTTGTGTTTTTTTAATCTGCATACATATTGCAGAATAGGGTTTAGGTTATCCCTAGTCTACAAACAAAGGTACATCTTCATTGATTGTGATGTCCTTAGTTTCTTTTGGTTTGCCAAGATAATAGTTAAGGTAAAGTTGCACCCATTTAATATCACCTGACTTTACACCTTCGGCTAAAGCAGCTAAAGCATCATCTTCTAATGGACTTAATCGTTCCACTAATTTGACTTCTTCCGCCTTTGGTTTTCTACCTGCACCTGCTCTAGCACCACCGTTAAACTTTCTTTTATCCAATTTGAAAAAGTTTGATTATTCAATAATACAATAAAATCTTGGAAGTTTTGTTAAACTACATATCAGCTTTAAAGTATTCGTATATCGCCATAGCTAAGAAACCAAACCCCATTATTGTAAAAAGCATTATACTATATTCCATATTTCTCTAATGCATTTTTTTCAAATCTTGAATAGTACTTTAACATTCTATTGTACTTTTCTTTTAGTGTTTGGTATTCCTCTATGTGTTTTTGTCTGTCTATTATTAGTTCGGTTCTTTCTCTAAGGATTTTCTCTAAGTGTGTTTCGTTTTTCTCTATCTTAACTGTTTGAAGTATTTTAGATATGTTTTCGTATGCTGCTAATTCGTGAACATAAAGTTTAGGTTGCATCTTAAAAGAATCGAACATTCTTATACCGTGTATTGCTGTTGCGTGGTCGTAGTCTAGTTCGTTTGCTATTTTGTTAAGTGAGTAAGGTGTAAATTCTCTAGCTAGTCTATAATATATTGCTCTTGCAAATACGTTTCTTTGTTTTCTTGTTCTTTCACGTAGATTAACTTTTAATTCATTGCTAACCATTTCGCAGATGTTACTCAGTATCATTTTGTTTTAAATTTATTATTGTATCGTATCTTGTTTCGTTTATTGCTTTTAGTATTCCTGCACAAGCCTCGTAGTCCTCTACATCTTCATAGAGTTGTATAATGTCTTCTAGTTCTTGTATTGAAACACCTTCTCTTATATCCATTAAAGTAAGGTAATAAAATTCTTGTATTATATCTTTATTCATTTTTAAAAAAGGCTGTGAGCCATTTTAACACAGCCTTGTTTGTTATTTGCACTGTCTGTATGCAAATATAGATTTAAAGAACGTACAATGGCTTTTAAAACATTCTTATTTGTGATTGATGTTGTTTAATTCGTTCAGAAGCCTTATCATAATACTCCTTATCTATCTCATACCCTGTTAGGCTGTACCCAAGATTATGACAAGCAATAGCAATGCTTCCTCCGCCTAAGTGAGTGTCAAGTATTTTATCCCCCTCTTTAGCATATTTCATCAGAATCCATTCGTACAGTTTAATGGGCTTTTGTGTTGGATGAAATCTTTTGCTTCTATCCATTGACAAATGATGTTTATACGACCTTAATGCTCGTTTAAAAGATGTAAACGCTAACTCTCCATCAGAGAAATCACTATCACCATTCATTTTATCCCAATATATCCATCCCATTGAAGGTTTTTTTATTTTATCAATCATATAGTTTGCTCCCCAAATAACTTGATTTTTTGATACACGGAACAACTCATCAAAGTAATCTTGTGAGGGTGTTTCACTATCCCAAGTTTTTCCTTTGTTTTTATATTTACCACCTCCTAAAGTCATTTTATTTACCTCTATGCCGTAGGGAGGGTCTACAATAGCAAGGTCAAAATCATTATCGCCCATTTTTTTTAATGCCTCTAGGCAATCTTCGTTGTAAATCTTTATCATCGTATATAGTTTGATGTTTCGTATGTATTAAAGCTTTCAATAGGGAACAAAATCATTCTACCTGTCTTTGACCTAAATTCGTTTCCATTTTTTAAATCAATAAAGTTATTCCAATATATTTTATTTGTAGTTTGACAATGCACAAACAAGTAAGGCACTATATTGTGCTTTCTGTATAAACTCATTTTTTTTTCATACTGTACTACTGACAGACCGTGAGCGTTTGGATTGTTATACATCTCTGTAGCTTTAACCTCAACGGAACAAATACGCCCGTTATTTTCAAACAGGCAATCCACTTGGTGAAATGGTTTACCGTGTTTTTTTAAAAACATTCTGCATAGTTGTTCTCCTGCAAAACCTCTCCTTATTGATGATGTATTCTTATCGAAAAATTCGTTTAAGATTTGTTCTTGTTTGTTTTCTTGTTCTTGAAATAACTGTATTTGTTTCATATCGTTTGTTTTATAAAATTGCACGCATTACATATTGGTCAAGGTCGTTATCTTCTTTGAAGAAGTACCTGTAGTTGTCTAATGCTCTATGGAATTTCTCTTCGCCTCTTGCTATAAATTCATCAGAAGTTTCAAATATTCCAATATCACAACTTCCTTTGTCAATCACCAAGAACTTAAAGTCATCAGCCTTGAACATTCTCTTGTACATATACGCTTGTAAGTCGTACCCATACTTATCGGCACTCCACTTGAAAGATGATAGGTCAGCAGATGTTTTGTAGTCTATAATCACATTGCCTTTTATTATATCAGCTTTACCTCTAAATGGTAGTCCTTCTATCATTTCTATTGCAGGAATCTCAAACTCTGAACCTTGAATTAATTCCAATGCTGCTTCGTTTCTTAGTACCGCATCGGTTAATCGTTCAGCTGCTTTGCGTTCTTTGTTTAGGAATACCTCACCATACTTTTCTTTAGCTTCCTTGTATATCTTTGTGTTCTTAGTTGATGCTTCCACAAAGTGTAATTCGTCAATCTTGTGTGGTTCAAGTACCATCCAATGTGCTAACCTCCCTGCTGATAGTGCAGGACTGTCTGCGTTAGGGTCTCCATACTTTGTAACATTACGGTATGTCTTAGGACTTTTAAGAATCATCTTTAGGCTACTACTACTTAATGCGTGTTTACCTAAATGACCATAATAAAAGTTATCATCGTACATTTGTGTAAGGATTTCTTCCCTACCCCACGTTTCATTATTTAATAGTGTTATCATTCCTTCTAAGTTTTAATTCTTTTAAACATCTTTCAGCGTGTGCAAAAAGGTAATGATGTCTGTTTTGAATGGTAAACATTAAACGTTCCTTAGTCATAGAACCGTACTCTTGTTTTATCCAATCGCTTTCTTGATATTGCATAATTGTTTGTTTTAAAAAAGGGGGATTTCTCCCCCTGTGGTTTTATCTTTGCTTGTAAAAAGATAAATCATTGTTATCTATAAATTGTATAGCTTCCCCAATAGTAGGAAAACCCATATACTCAATACCTAAAACACCATTTGTTTTAGTGTAAAACTCTACACCAAAAGGTAAAGTTTTATTGTACTTGTTAGTAAAAATGTAATCTGTTGCTTTCATAATTATTTGTTTTATTATTATGATGTAAATATATACATCTTTTTTATATAAACAAATTATTAACGAATATTTTTTAGCTTCTCTAAATAAAGTATAAAATCCATTGCTTCTTCTTGTGCGTGGTTTAAGAACTTATAAAAGCCATCAGGGGAATCATAGAGGGTTGTACCATACTTTTCTATTCCAATAGTGCTACGGTCTTTAAAACGCTTTATAACGTTATCTACTATTTTATCTGTTTTACGTTCATTTGTGTGGTTAGTTATATAACCTCCCATCTCAAAAAACTTTGTTACGCTATCACTCATTTGATAAACATTTTCCAAGCCCATACTATAAAGAACTCAATGGTTCTAAATAATATATAGCCTACTATTAATTTTTGTATCATAATCCTAACTCTTTTGCTTTTTTAAATACTTTTAATTCTTGCTCTAGTTCTTCTATTTTTTCCTCCGCTTTCCTCGCTCTAACTATTGAACGAGTCGAATCACTTCTATATTGACTAAGTGCAATATGGTAGTTTCCTCTATCTAGTTGTAACTTGTTTGTAAGCATCGATACCTTTACTATTGCATCTCTTGCTTCTTGAAGTTCTTTGTTTTGTGGTTTAAGTTCGCACCAATTCTTTATAGCCTTTTGCAAAATCAATAAATTATTTGTCAGGTTTAAATCGTCTAGGTTGTCAAACTTGTTGTGCATTGCTTCTTTCGGTGTCATAATATTTCTGCATCTATTATGGGTAACATTGCTACCTCTTTTGGAATCTTATTGTTGTTTGAGAATTGAGTAGTCTTAGGTTGATACTGAACTTCCCACTTTGGTTCTACAAGATACAAATTAAATTTATATATACCTTTTGGTGTTGAACAAATGTAAATAGGAATATCTAAATTCTCATTACATTTATTTATCATTGCATCGTACTTTTTTCTTTCAATTAAAAGAGTAGGATAGTGTTTGCCTCTACATTTTAATTCTATCCTGTGATATTTGTTTTGAGAATAACAATCCCACCTACTAAGTTGGCTCTTTGCTTTTACCAAATCAGGATAACAACAATTTAAAAGATAATCAAAAAGTTCTGATTCAACCACTACTAAAGATATTCTTTATAAACTCGTTCTAACTTTTTCCAAACACCATTAAGAAAACAACTACCACAAGAAGTCAATTCTCTTTTATCGTTAAAAACCCTATTATAGATATTTAACAAGTGTTTTTGTTCTTCAACTGTAACGGTGTTAATTTTACCTATTCTTTCACCTAAGTAATTAAATTCGTCCTCCGTTAAGCAGTTTGGTTTTTGATACGGGAATATGTGATTTAATATTTTCTTTCTATCATCACACCCGCAATCATCTCCTGCTATAAACTTAACTGCTTTCTTAATTCCTGTTGCTTCGGTAATTTTTTCAATCGTATCACCAACGCCTTTGCTTTGTTTATTAAAGTTTTTTGTCCACTCTTTCCAAGCCTTTGTCCTTTTGTCTTTTGGTTCTTTCATAATTTATCGTAATCGTTATTTATATAATCTTCAAAATCTTCACCTAGTTTTAACCTAAGTTCTTCTTTTAAATTCTTTAATGTATTGAATATACTTACCCAACTTATCTTAGTTTCCTTTGCTAGTTTTCTAATGCTCATATCTGTTTGTGAATACAACTTCCATAACTTACGGTCATACCAATTCCAACCATCTGCTATATCATCTACCATAGTACAAATCTTATGAAACGCTTCCTGTTCGTCTATATCATCAACATAAGGAAGTTGAATGTTTATATCATCATTGTCTATGCTAATCTTTTTTACTTTTCTTTTCTTGTTATAATACTGATAATAAATAGAACGCAATGTAAAATACATATAACCCCTAGTCATCTTATTATCTTTGATGATGTTTTCAGGCTTTGCATATTTAATTAAAGCTAAATACCCCTCCTGCACAATATCTTCGGCATAGTTATATTCGCCAAAACTATTTACAATCTTAACCCATTCATCGTGCTGCTTGGCAACAATTCTTAACCATTCGAGGCTGTCTCCCATACTACTGTTAGGCTTATAAAAAATATACAGCATTGTAATGTATGCTCTACCAATTCTTCTTCTTCGTATGCTTGCTTGGAATATAGCGCACCTAAGACAACTCCCAATATTGGTGCTACCATTATTTCAGCGTTATTTAACTGACCAATATAAATCATAGAAATAGCTATAATTAAAAACACTATTATTATTTGTACCATATATATCAAAACTTTAATATTTCGTTTACTTCACTTCTTTTGCTATGTAATATGTCTTTGCCTAAAAACTCAAATCCTACATTGTTTCTTGACATTCTTAATCTTATAGGTTGTTCAAAAGGTGTGCATCTACCGCCCGTCTCGGTTTCTTTTATTTTTAGTACGTGTAATTCTGAATACATCCATTCATTCGGGTGGTTTGTCATTCGGTGAACACAATAGCAATCGTCAGCACGGTTACCCCACTTGCCCCCACCTTCTACTTGCGACATTGATAACGGTTGAGGTAGGTTTTCATATTCGTGTCCTTTAGGGTATGTTCTACGCATTGCTTCTGTTACACCGTGAGCATTTAGAAAAACTGTAACATTTCTTTTTTTAGCAAACAATCTAAACTCACTTGCTATTTGGTAGTCGTATTCGTGTCCACCTAAGTTACGCATTAATTGTTTGTCCTTTGCTAAACTATTATAAGGGTCAATCATTAAGGCATCATAGTTCCAAGCATCTTTTATAGCGTTTGCCTCTGATAATAATTCTTTATATGTAACTAGATTTTCTACATCTATTAATTTAAAATAAACATCACACCATTTAATAGCTTCTGCAATTAACGATTCCGAAGCGGTGTGTATTGGTTTGCCCATTTTAAATTCTATAATCTTTCTAACAATACTTTGGCTTGTATTCTCGCTTGACCATATCAAGAACTTTAGATTGTGTTTTATTGCCCACACAGTAAACAAATACGTTAAGACAGTTGTTTTACCAACATTAGCGTGTCCTATAAGTAAATTGAAGTTCCCGTGCTTAAATCGCACGTATTCGTCTATTTCAGGTATGTCCATCTTTAAACCCTCCTTTACCCTTCCATACTTTATATCTAATATTTTCTCTTGAATGTTTTTGGCTTGTGCAATCATTGTTTGTTTCTTATTGTTTCTAAACCGTATTTTATTTTTTCTTTCTTTGTGTTTCTTACAATTGGTTCTACATAATATCCCATAATAGGATTTACTTTGTAGTTCCAAAAATCTCTAGGCATTTCTGCATCTTGTTTTAGTTCCTTTGGTCGCATAAAAAAAGGGGGTTGTTACACCCCCGATTAAATTAAAATGGTAAATCTACTTCTCTTGCTTCGTTTTGTACTGCATTAGTAACTTCGTTACGTTCCGCTACTGTTATCGGCTCATCCCCTAACCATCTTACTGCTGCATTACCTAAAGTGATTGAAGGTGTTTTAGCTTCTCTTTCTTCTTTAGATAAAGTTTGCGTTACCCAAACATTATTACCGTAGCTTGATTGATTTTGAACCATAGCAGTAAAGTTTAAATATTGCTTTCCGTTTTTACCTTTTATCAATTTTGCTTTGTCAATTGAAGTAAGGTCGATACTTCCTGAAATAATTGCTGTTGTCTTTTTTTCCATTGTATTTTAAATTTATAATTATTGTAGTTTCCTATGTAATATACACTTTTTATTTTACAGTTTTGAAAGTTCATCTTGAATCTTTTTTGAGACTTTATATTTAGCCTTTATGTTTTCAATAGAACCACCACCTTGTAAATACTCTATTGCTTTTGAATATTCAGGTGTGTTAGCGTTTAGCCATTTCTTTTCTACTTCCGAGACTCTGCCACTAGCAGCGTTTCCATCGTCATCTTCTGCTTGTAGTCCTAATAAAGAAGCTAGTGTATAACGTCTAAAATAAGTAATACAAGAACCTAGTTTTTGTGGGTCTGATATTTGAGGAAGTTGTAAATTAGAAATAACCGACTGTTCGGTGTCAATACAAGTTATCTTTGTTTCTACACTGTCTCCTAAAACGGGTTGTGTTAAAAGTAACTTGTGCTTCTTTAATAAAGGTTGTAGTTGTTTAATTAAAGAATTAATGTCAAAATACTTTGACTTGTAAAATGGGTTATTAGCATCCTTACTAATTGCCCCAATTTCTTGCTGTAAGTTAAACAGCTTTTGATTAAGTGATAATTGTTTGCTCATAATTATATTATTAAATTTTAATAAAGTTACAGTTTTTTTTTATAATATAACAAAAAAAGGGTAGAAAATTAATTCCACCCTTTCATCGAATTAAAACAAACAATAAGAATTTAGGAAAGTTTTTTAAGTAAAGATGAGTAAGTCTCTATCATCTCCTGCAATTCTACATTAGTAAATTTAGTAATCTTTTTACTTTTTTGATACAATTCGTCAGATAAGTTATTACCAAGATATAAACTATATTTGTATTGTTCTCCTGCCCTATAAACATTACAAGCTACACATTGTGGTTTTACATTTCTTTCATCGTATCTCACGGAAAAATGTTTCCGAGATATAAAGTGTCCTGCTTGTATGCCTCCCGTTTTCCAATGTCCTTGTTTACCACAAGTAACACAAGTACACATTCCTCTATTATCCGCATTGCTTAGTCTTATATACTGACTAAATACTACATCAAGTTTTTTAACTAATTTACTTCTAGTAGGTTTCTTTGATGTTTTAGGCATTGTTTTTTTTTTAATCATCTAAAGCACGTAAAAGTAACTCACCATCTGATTCATTAAATCCTTTTATTTGCTTATATATGTATTTAGAATTTTTTTTTACTTCTTGTTTTTGTGTTTTATTAGTATCTGTTCCTAACATCATATACTGTTCACAATCCATTTTTAGTAAAGCATCTGTTCTTTCTTTAATGCTTAAATTAAAGTCTTTTGCTATTTTTTCTGCAAGTTGTTTTATATCATTCATATATTAAATATACATATTATTAGCCTCCACCCACCAAAGTTCGTACTTTTTTTTTAAATAGTCAATAAAAAAAGGTTGTCAGTTATTAACCAATCAACCTCTTAAAATATCTTTTGAAGTATTTTCTTCTCATCTATGTTTGTTGTTACCCATTATCTTTTCCGCACCTCTTGAACCAAAGTAACCTAAGAAAACAATAGTTAATAACTCTTTTACTACATCTAGTTCATCTATCTGTAAAAACCAACCTATTACAAAGCTAGCAGTTAGTGTAACTAAAGTTAGCGGTCTTACGTTTGCTGCTAACCAAGATTGACTTTGACTATCTGCTACCCATCTTTTTGTAATACCATCGAACTCGTGTATCTCTTGGTCTAGCTTTTTGAGTGCAATTTGTTTATCAGCATCTGACATTTCACTACCACCAATAAGGGTGCGTACGACATTACCAACAGGGGTATCATTGGCAATACTGCCAACAACTGAAGGAATCTTAGAAAGTAAAAACTGACCAACCTTTGTATCTTTAAATTTCTTTTTTTCGCTCATTTTCTTTGTGCTTTAACCAAAGTAACTGCGCATCTGTATTTGTTATTAAGTCTTGTTGTAGCATAAAATATATACTATTATATACTTCTTTACAACTACTTGACTCGTCTAATTTTGGATTCGCCATAACGGTCA